TCCCGCCCGCCGAACGATCTCCGGGAGCTGGGAGATCACCCGCGCTCCGGGGCATCCGGTCGGTCCGCCCCACGTGGAACCGCCGAGGGAGTGGTAGGCGAGGCCACGCCCGTTGATGGATGACGTCCGCTGGATCGGTACACCGTGGGTGGCGTTCGCCCACCGGAGAATCCGTGCGCAGGCGGCGATCTGATCACCGGTCAACGGTTCGTTGACGCTGCCCTCGTTCTCGATGCTCAGGCAGTACCCGTTGCCGTTGCCCTGCGCCCACGCGGTGTTGCGCGTGTCCACCCACTGGCGGATAGTGCCCGACTTCGAGACGCCGAAATGGCTGCTGACGCGGGCGCGGGGATTCCGGAACCATGAATCCGTACCGGCCATGGTGCCCTGCATCTTGTGGATGGTGACGATACGGGGCGAACATCCGCCCGCCCGGTAGTTGGTGTTGAGCGGGCGCCATTGGGCGCCCGGCATGCGGGCCATGGGGCCTCCAGAAATGACGAAGCCCGCACCTGTACGGTGCGGGCTATTGGCCGTGGTGCGGGTCAGTGGCCGCCGGCTGGCGGGTCGTCCTTGAGCTGGCTGAACCAGAAGTCGATCTCGGCCTCTTCGTCCTCTTCGGGCGACCGGTCGCGGCGGGCCGGAAGGGGGACCTCCTCGGAGGGCTTCAGCCATCGGTCGAGTACGCCCTTGTAGCGCTGGATGAGTCGTACGGCCGCGAGGTACAGGACACCGGCGAGCACGGCGGTCAGCTCGTGCCGCAGTTCGTCCCAGGCGATGAAGTCATCCACGAGCCGCCTCCGCCCGCAGTTCGCGCGCGCGGGTCTCTCGCAGGTATGCGGCGGCGGCCATGGGGCCGGGGGTCGCGAACAGCAGCAGGAACCCGGCTTGGGCGGGCGCCCCGAGCGCGGAGCCGTGTGAGACGTAGAGGACCCCGGCGATGACGGAGTAGAGGCCGACGCCGAGCAGGATGTGCCGGGGCGGCGGCCACGACAGAAGGGCAGCCGACGTGCAGCCGACCGCGAGGGCGATTCCGGCGGCGACGAGGGCGACCTGCACGGGGGTGGTGACGCTGACGCCGAACGGCGCCGCACTGAGAATGAGGGCGATTGCGAGGCTGTACAGGCCGTGGCCGATCAGGCGGATCGAGGCGGGTTCCATAGGGCTCCTGACATGAAGGAACCCCCGGCGGTGCGGGGGTTCAGGTGGTGGCGAGGCGGCGGACGGTCCCGTCTGCGTCGCGGTAGCGGAGTTGGCCTCCGACGATCCACAGGTTGCAGCGCGACTCCGGTGGCGGGTCGTCTTCAAGGACCGGGACGGCCAGTGGACGGCGCTCCAACGCCGTCAGACGGCGCTCGGTGGCTCGCTGCTCGATAACGGCGCGGCTGGACGAGGACAAGTTCGAGCGGGGCATCCTCAGCCCTCCGTGTCGGGCGGATGGTGGTCGGCGATGTCCAAGGTGAGGGTCGCTTTGGCGACCTCTTCCCTGGTGGTGTCATGGACGGTGCGTTCCGTGATGCGCGCTGTCCGGTCCTCGTTCAGCCAGTCGTCGCGCAGGATCAGCCGCGCGCGGTCGCCGACGCCGTAGGCGGACAGGGGTGGGTGCTCGGCAGTGACGTCGATCTGGACGGCCGGCGGCGAGACGGTGCTGGCGAGGCGTTCGGCGCGAGCGTGGTCGGCCAGGGTGGCGGAACGGGTGACCCCGGAGTAGGTCTGCGCCCGTTCTCGGAGCAGGGCGTGCCCGCCGATGAGGCCGGGGTCGGTGTCGGCGACCACGAGGGCTTCGGGCGGGGCGGGGTCGTCTCCCAGCGCCCACACGCGGCTGACTACGGATGAGGCGTCGTCGGGCCAGTCGTAGGCGAGGACGTTGCCGCCGGTGGGGGTGGCGTCGAACACCAGCGGTGACCTACTGGCCCGGCGCTCGGGGTACCAGAGTTCGAGCACCCATTCGGGTCGGGCCGCGTTCCACCGAGCGGAGATGTCCCAGTCGAAGCCTTTGTCGCGCTGGGCCATCTCGTCGATGGTCTCGTCCACCGCCTTGAACGACTGGGCTTCAAGGGTGAGGTCCCGGAGCACGCCGGAGACCTGGGTTCCAATGGCGATGGGCGGGCAGCCGGGTTCGGAGGCGGCCCATCGCACCACGTCGCGGACGATGGCGAACTGGTCGGCATCGCGCCACGACCAGGTCACGTGCTTCGCACCGGACATTCGGCGGGCGAGCCGGGAGCCGAGCCACGCCTTCGCGTGGGCGACGGTGAGACTGATGGTGCGTTCGGCCGGGTTCCAGGGGCGGGCGACGACGATGCCGTGCCAGACGACCTGCGTGGCGCCGTCGAGGACGTAGACGCAGGCTCGGTGCGGTGTGGTGGCCTGCCGGATGGCGTCCGCGTTGGCGTGGGTGATGGGGATGGCGCCGGTCAGTGACCCGGGTTCGGTGAGGGTCTGGGTCCATTGGGCTCCGGTAAGGGGCAGGCCGGCGCCATGGAGGGGTCGGCCGGTGAGGACATCGTGAACGCGGTAGTCGAACATCAGTCCAGCCACCAGTAGAAGCCGTCGATGCCGATCCATGGCGTGGTGTAGCCGAAGTTGTCGCGGTGGCAGTACATCTCGCCGTTGGCGCGGACCTCGGCACGCATGAGTCCGCCGCCGACGAAATTCTCGATGGAGCGGCGGGCGATCGATTGGACGTAGCCGTAGGTGATGCGGGAGGGGGCGACTTCGGGTGGCACGTAGAGCAGGACGGCGTCGCCGGTGGTGTGGGCGTCGGTGAAGTCGCTGTTATTGCTGCGTGCAATCGCGCCGTTGAGCCACACGCGCCCGTCGCGGACACGGTAGAGCGGGGTGCGCCCGAGATGGGGCACGATGCCCGAAGGCAGGCCGATGGGACGCCACCCGCCGTCGCGCGGAAGGAGCGTGCGGGCGATGTTCGCCGGGGCGATCACGGTATCGCCGGGGTCCACTCGGACGGTGGCGACCGAGGTCCAAGCTCCTGCTGGAGCGGCGGCGCTGATCTCCTCGGTGGTGGGGGCCGCCGGCGTCGTGGAGGCGGTGCCCTGCACGATGAGCCATGACGGTCCCTGAAGCTCGACCGCTCCGTACTGGGCGTCGGCGACGGCAAGCACGAGCGCGTCAACCCGGGGTTGGGCCGAAGGGGTGGGCCACGCAAGGACTTCGGGGGTCGCCGACCAGACGACGTAGCTGCCCTGTCCGCTGGCGGCGCGGCCTTCCAGGACGACGCGCCCCGGCCCGACCTCCACGGCGAGTCCACCTTCCGCTGCGACCGGGGCGACAGGGAACTGTCCGATTCCCGCTGCTCCGCTGCCGGGGAGCGCGGCGGCGATGAGGTTGCGGAAGTCCTCGACGGTGGTGGGGTACTGGTCCTGGCCGATGCCGGTGGCCGAGAGCGCCACAGGGTTCTCCTTACAGGTAGGCGTCGTGGTACGCGACCGACCACGAGGCCGCGCCGTCGTAGACGGGGGTCAGGAAGCGCAGGTTGTTGCGGCCCGGGAGCAGCGGCCACCAGGAACCCGAGGCCAGAGCGGCGATGGAGTAACCGCCGACGGTGGCGGTGCGGGCGGCATGGTCGATGAGCAGCGTCTGCCCGGCTCCGAGAGCGGTGGCGAAGGTGAGCGTCTCCTCGCTGGTCTCGTTGGAAATGCGCCATCCCTGCGGTAGCGGCCCCGTGATGCGGGAGACCGGGAAGGTCGGTGCCGATCCCGCGTTGACGAGCACCATGCGGCCCGTGCCGTCTCCGCTGGAGGTGAAGCGCAACGGGAACGTCCACGGAAAGGTGACGGCCAGGCTGCCGGGGGCTTGGGCGTCGGTGGTGTCGCCCCGCTGGACCGTCCCGTACTTCAGCGGGTCGGGCAGGATGAGCGGCACCGCGAACGTGAAGTGAGACGGACCGATGGGAACGGTCTCGACCGGTCCTGCGGTGCGCGCCACCACTTTCTTGGGCACGGCTTCGGTGACCGTGAGCGGAATGTCAGCCGTGTAGCCGGAGAAGGCGGTGTAGAGCCGGTGACGGGCGATCTCGGCGGTGTCGAACGCCGGGGTCAGCACGGTGCCGTGAACGGTGATCTCGCGAGCGGACATCGGGAAGCGGGCAGCGGCCACCGCCCGATCCGCCACCCCGAGCGGAGTAACGATCGGTTCGGTGGGCGGTGTGGACAGCCATCCCTCGATGTCAGAGAGAACCCACCGCACCCCGACCGCGTCGGGGTGCGGGTCGGTACTCAGCTCCACCGCGGCGTCACCCGTCCCCGCCTTGAGCGTGATGACGAGCGGCTGAGGAGACGGCTCCGCGAGCAGTTCCACGCGGGGTGATGCGGTACGGCATCCCGATTCGATCATGTGGCGCCTCCCACGGGTGCGGCCGGGCCGACGACGCCCGCGTTGCGCAGCAGTGTCATGCGCCGCTGGATCGCCGAAGCGATGGCATGCGGGTCGGCGTTCGTGCGGGCATGGACGGTGATCTGCTGCGGGGCAGCCAGCGTGCGGGTCTCGCGCTCGGGTAGGCGGATCGCATCACCGATGCGCCCGGCGAGGTCATCGAGGCCGCGCCGCAGAGGGATGACCGCTTCGGGGCCTGCTTCGCCCACCAGGGCGTGCAGCGGCCGGGTGACGATTCCGCCCCGAGCGAGCTCTCGGTAGCGGGGACGGCCCCACTTCTGCGCCGGGCGGCCCGAGGTCTCGCGCACGTTCAGGCCAGTGCGCGGCGCCTCGATGATCCGCCCCCCGCCACGCGTGGTCGCCATCCACACATGTCCGGGGTGGGGGAAGCCGAGGTCGCCGGGCTGCGGGGTGGAGACCTTCTTCACCCACGTCATCTGGGCCTGCGACACCCGGGGCACTCCCTCGACCCCGGCGTTGGTGAGGGCGTACTGCATCAGCGACGAGCAGTCGAAGCCCTTGATCCCGGAACCTTGGGCGAAACCGAATGACGGCCCCGCCGGGCCGCCGCCGCCCCAGCTGTACGGGACCCCGATTTGAGAGCGGGCGAACCTGATGGCCTTGCGCGCCATCGGTCCTCCGCCGAGACGGCCGTCGGCCCGTTCGAACCAGTCGAGCAGCTTGTCCACCAAGCGTGCGGGCACTTCGGCGATCATCGCGCCCCACTCGGTGTCGCCGAGCACCTGCCGGGCACCGGAGACCATCGGGTCGAGCACGGCCTTCGCCGCCGCGCGAACGCCATCAGTCCATAGGTCGGTCGCCTGGTCCAGGAACCCGCTGACGCCGGTCGAGATGCGGCCGACGATGCCGCCCCCGGCGAACGCCGGAAGCGGCGGTTGCACCGTTCGCGACAGCCGCCCGGTGCGCGCCGCCGAGTTGAGGCCGTGGATCGCGTCGGCCCCCAGCCACCGCGTGACCTCGGGGCGCAGCACCGCCTCGCCCGGAGACAGCATCGCCAGGACGCTGTCGCGCCCAGGGGCGTATCCGGGGATGATGCCGCCCGTGGCCAGACGTGGAGCGGAGGGGAGCCGGTCCAGGCCGACCCGGGTGGCCACCGCATCCCACATCTTCTTGATGCCGTCGGTGTAGATCGTGTCGATGACCCACTTCACGGGCGCCCGTGCCGCTGAGCGCAGCCCGTTCCACCAGCGGCGGATCGCTGAGACGCCCGTGCGGAAACCGTCCGCGACGCGGTCGATGCCGCTGCGCAGCGCGGAAAACGCCGGGGAGACCCAGTCGTTCCAGACAGTGCGCACGATGGAGCCCACGCCTTGCATGGCCGGGCGGATGATCGTCCGCCACAGCCACACGAAGGCGGGGCCGACGATGTTGCGCAGGTAGGAGACGTACAGGTTGAAGATCGGCCGCCCGACCTTGTCCCAGAGCCAGCGCACGATCGCGCCGACCGCCTGAAGGGCGGGCTGAACGTAGGCCGTGTAGAACCTCTGGACGGCCGGCCCCACCGTGCCGGTGAGGAAGTTGGACAGCCAGGTGAACGCAGGCTGGAGGACATTGATCCACAGCCAGTTCGCGACCGAGGCGATCGCCTGAAAGGCGGCCTGAACACCGGTTCGGAACCATCCGATGTTGTTGTACGCCCAGATGACGCCCGCGACGAGCAACCCGACGAGCGTGAGGATCACGCCGATGGGGTTGGCCCGCATGGCGGCATTGAGCAACCGCTGCGCCATGGTCCACAGCCCGGTGGCGATGGCGACGCCGCGCTGAGCCGCGGCGGTGGCGACGGTCGCCAGGCGGGCACGGGTGGCAGCGGCGGCGGCAGCGGTCTGCGACGCCGCCAGCCGCCCCCACGAAGCTGCCGTGCTGAGGGCGGTGGCGCCGGCCGTGCGCACGGCGGTGGCGGCACGGGTCCATCCGGACTGAACGGCGCCGCCGAGTCCGGTGGCCGCGTTGCGGGTGGCGGTGGTGGCGACGGTCAGGCCTGTGCGGGTGGCCGCCGCAACGCGGGCGGTGCCGCTGCGGGTGGCGGTGGCGGCGCCGTCCCAGCCGCGCCGGAGCGCGCCGCCGATGGAGCCTGCGGTGCCGGAGAACGCGGAGTTCGCCACCTGGGCGCTGCGCATCCCTTGGACCATGCGGCCCATGGCGCCGACTGAGGAGGCCGCCCCGCGTGCCAGCAGTCCGATACCTCCGGCGGCCACCCGAGCGAGCGGCGCCAGCGACCCCATCCGGGCCAGCAGCGGCCCCAGCAGGATCGACCACGCCAGCGAGGAGGAGACGACGGCCTGTACCGGCGCTGGGAGGGACGCGAACGCGGCGGAGACGGCGGCGAGCCCTCCGGTAACGACGGGTACAGCGAGAACCAGGGACTCGAAGACTGCGACGAGCAGCCCGAAGACCTGGGCGATCTGCTGCTGGCCCTGGGCGGTCTGCGCCCACGCGGCCCATTGGCCGGTCAGCCGCTCGATGGTGTCGAGGAGAGACTGCCCTTCGCCCGACGCGCCACCGAAGATCGCGCCCAGCAACGCGGACGTGTTGCCCGCGATACGGCCGAGTTGGGCGAGGACGCCGACCGAGCGCTCCACGACGGAGGCCATCCGCGCAGCGCCCGCCTCGCTGGACAGGAACGCACTGGCCGAGGCAAGCGCCCCACTCGCCCATTCGCCGAAGCGGGTGACCAGCGGCAGGCCGATTGCGACTAGTTCGGCGAGGACCGACATCAGCGGGGCCACCGCGCCCTGGAAGCTGCTGGCGGCCTCGGCGGTCCCCGCCATCGCGTCGGACGCCTGGCCCTGGAACAGCGGCGTGGCGGCCGTGCTGACGGCCTCCCGGGCAAGGCCGTTCAGCGCATCGGCGACGTCGCCGAGTCCGGTCTCCAGGACCGGTAGGGCGCCGCCGGCCGTCAGGGAGTCGAGGTCATCGGCGAGTCCGGCGAACAGGCGGTCCTGCGTCGCCGCCTGCACGGGCGCGAACGCCTCATTCAGACCAGCCCATGATCGGATGAATTGACGCGCATTGGGAGACAGATCTTCCAGCGCGGCGGAAAGAGCGGCGGCGTCGCCTTCGGCCACCGCCGCCATCGCGTCGCCGACGCCGCGCACTCCCACCGCAAGCGTCGCGACCGCTGCCGAGGCCATGCCCGCGGCGGCGGGGATCGCGAGCAAGGCGCCCGAGGCCGGGGCGAGCGCCCCGGCCACCGCGACCGACGCCGCCCCCGCCGAGGCGACCAGGTTGGCGAACGCGGCCCGCCCCCACGCGCGCACGCTCGCCCGCAGTGCCCGGTCGGCGGCGCGGCCGAAGCGGATACCGGCCCGCTGCCCGGAGGCTTCGGTTTCTCGTTCGGCCGCGCGCAGTGCGGGGCCGAGGCGCCGCAGCACCTCCCGGCCGAAGCCGCTCAGGTCGGGGCGGACGGTGAGGTAGGCCGAGCCGATGTCAGCCACCGGAGCCACCTCCCCATGCGCGCTCGATTACGTCGCGGACCTCAGCGGCGGTGGAGATGCGTCGGCGCGGTGCGAGGTCACGCGGACGCGGGATGCGGAGTTGCTTGGGCAGCTGGCCCGTCCGCGCACCGTTGGCTTGGAGGAAGGCTCGGTAGTGGGCGTGGCTGATCTCGGCGATGATCGCCAGCAGCTCCACGCTGAGCGGCCACGACCCCTCGGGGGTGTTCGTGGCCGCGTCGGGCGGCAAGTGCCGCAGGAGGGAAGCGGCCTCGTCAACGGACCCGGCGTCGGTCAGCGACGCTTGGTAGAAGCGGTGGAAGTCCGCTTCCGCTGCGGCGTGGAGCTGCGGGTCTTGGAAGACTCCCGCGACGAGGCTGAGGCTTCCCCCGTGGCCTCCCCGTAGGCGGCGTCGACCACATCGCGCAGCCAGTCGATGGAGATTTCGGTTCCGGCCAGGTCCAGCAGCTCATCCACGCGGTCGCCGAACAGGCAGCGCAGAGCGGGGTGGATCTGCTCCTGCATGAGGTAGTAGGGGAAGCCGACCGGAAGCCGGGCGGGCATTTCGAAGTCGACCCCGCGCACGGTGACCCCGGCGGGGTTTTCCGTGGCGGCGAGGTCCTCGGCGATCTTGTCGCCGTTGATCCAGGGCATGACGATGCCTTCCTGACGGGTGGTCAGGGGCGCGGCCGGACACGGCGCACCCCCGTGGGGGTGCGGTTAAGCGGCCTTCTTGGCAGCGGACTTCTTGGCAGCGGCCTTCTTGGCGGTACACGCTGGCGCCTGGGCGAAGGCCTGGGCACCGCCCTCGGGCGGCGCTTCGGTGCTGGGCGGAGCGAACCGCTCATCGGCGCTGTCGAGCTGCCACGGAGGAACGCCAGCCTGCCCGAGGACGCCGACGGTCACTCCCAGCAGCGCGGCCTCACTGCGCTGCAACGTGATGTCTTCGTTCTCCGTGATCGTCGCTCGGGGGAACCAGAGCTGGGCGGAGAAGTCGCCGTCTAGCCAGCGCAGGAGGACCGCGTACTCCGACTCGTGACCGGGCTCGGGCGGCGAGTAGGTGTAACCGGTCGCGGCCTCGCCGCTCCAGGTTCCGCCCGCGAAGACGAACTGCACCGAGTCGCGCGACCAGGTGGCGAGCTGGAACGCCACCGTGTTCTCGGTCTCGGTGGTGACGCGCCGAGCCGGGTAGACCGACTGCCAGACCATGATGTTCTCCGTCTCGCGGGAGTTGCCGAAGGTCACCCCGTCCTCGCTGACGAGGCCGAGCTTGCGGAAGGTGTCGGGAACATCGGCGGTGACGGCGGGCTTGGTGATGCCGGTCGGGGCGAACCAGAGGTCACCGTTGGCCCCGATGATGGGCTGCTGATCAGGCATGATGTGGCTCCCAGTTGGGGGCCACCGAAGGCGCTCAGGGATGCGCGGTGACCGTGACCGCCAGGCGGGCACGGTGAAGGACCGGCGCGAAATCGGCGTCCAGCTCGGTGGCGAGATGCGTGACGGTGGAAGCGGTCACGACGCCACCAGGGCGCGGGCCGGGCAGGCGCTCTGTCAGCGCCGAGACGAGGCACCGGGCCACGTCGGTCGCCTGGATCTGGCGGTCAGCCCAGGCGTCGATCTGAAGGTCGGCGTGGTCCAGCCACGCCCGGGGGACGCGCCGGTCGGGGGCTCCGCCCCACCGCACGACACGCACCAGGGGGAAGGTCTTCTCCTTGGGAAGGACGGTGTAGACCCGGTCGCCGACCAGGACGGCCAGGTCCGAATCGGCTCGCAGCGCGTCGGTGACGAGCCGGAGCACGTCGCAGATCACCGGCTCTCCACCCGCAGCCCAACGGTCTGCGCGGCACGGCTGATCGGCCGAGTCGGCTCGGTGTTGATGGACCCGAACTCCCACAGGTGCGCGAGCGGCCAGCGGCTTCCGACGTGGACGGCGACGGTCGGGCCGTCAACGGCCGGACGTGTCTGGGTGACGCCCCGTCGGAACGCCCGGGTGCGGTGACGGCCGGGGAGGTCGGTGGCGCGGGCGGCCAGGGCGACGCGGCGGGCGGTCAAGGACAGCTCCGGCCCCATGAGCGCGACGTTGCGCGACAGCCGGCCGATGGCCGCTCGGTCGAGGTCGACGCGGGCCATGTCAGCTCGCCTCTTCCAGGGTCGCTTCGATATGCGTCGCCGCGCCGGAGAAGAGGTCTTGCGGAACGAGGGGATCGACCGTGACGGTGTAGGCGCGGCCGCCCCACTCCACTCGGTCGCCGCGTTCCAGGCACACGTCCGGTCCGGCGACCAGCCGCCACTTCGACCTCCCCACGGTTCCGTCTTCGGTGGCGGTGGCCTCTTCGGCGCTCATGTACACCTCGGCCTCAGCGGTCACCCACTCGGTGGCCTCGTTGCCGTAGGTGTCCCGGCCCGTGACCGTCCGGTGCCGGATCTCCACGCGATGCGGAGTGATCAGCGGCATCATGCGGATTCACCTCCGATGTCGAGGGGTCGGCGCGGCCGGCGGTCCCCCACGAACGGGCGGCGCGAGGGGGTACGCACGGAGTACGCGGACGCGCGCCCGTAGGCGGCACGAAGGGCGTCGATGTCGGCCGGGGCGAGAACCGGTCCCGCCCCGCCGTGCCCCGAGGCCGCTCCCGCGGTGAAGCTGACGACCCCGGCCCGGTACTGCTGGACCCCGGCCGGGTTGTACACGCACCGCGCCACCGCAGCGGCGAGCACCGCGTGCGCTCCGGGGCGCAGGTCGGCGGAGTCCAGGTCCGGCACGACCTGAGCGGCCCGCGCCAGCACATCGGAGATCCACGCCGCTACCTGCGCCTCCAGCGCCGCATTGAACGTGCGGCCGGTGCGCGTGGCGATGTCGTCCACGGTCAGCGCGGGCACCGCTACGCGGCCTTCTTGCGGGTGCGCGCGGCACCGGCGGGAGCGCTGAGCGCCTGAGTCGCGGGCGGCGTCGCGTCCCCGCCCGGACCGATGCGCAGCCCCAGGTGCAGCGTGCCGGTAGTGGGGTTGGCCGCGTGGTTGATCAGGTCGGTGCCGATGAGGGTGTCGAACGAGATGATCTGCTGCTTCGTCCGAAGCTCGTAGCCGCGCACGGTTCGGATGGCGTAGCCCTCGAAGGACTGCCCGGACGCCTGGGCACCCGACGGCGGGTTGGACAGCGCCCGGGATGCCAGCGCCATTACCTCGCGGTGGAAGGCGTAGCCGACGTCTTCGGCGGGGACCTTGGCGTACTCGTAGATATCGAAGCCCATGAGCCGCCCGAGCGAGGCTTCCCGCAGGGCCTGACCGCCGTTGCCGGAGGCATCGGCGCGGCGGATGGTGTCGGTGTCGAGCAGGCGCTTGGCCGACTCCGGCGACAGGACCAGGGTGCGGCCGGCCTGCGGGACGCCCAGCCGGTTCATGCGCATCCGCGCGAGCGAGAGGGTCAGCAGCGGGTCACTGTCGTCCCAGGTGAGTTCGGTGGGCAGGCCGTCCAGGGTGGAGATGACGAGCTGGTCCATCGCGTCGGCGATGCCGGTCATGGCGGGGGTAATGACCTGGTCGGACAGGTTGCGCAGGTCGAGCAGCACCTCCTCGTCGGTGAGGACCACGCTGATGTCGTAGATGTCATCGAGCGAGATCGTGATACCGAACTCGGTGATGTCCTGCGGCTGGATGCCCTCGGCCCGGTTGAACAGGCGCGGGGTGAAGGTCGGCGGGCGGCGGATGGTCAGTGTGTCGCCGGTGCCGCCGCCGTACTCGGTCTCGGCGTTGCGCCAGACGAGTCCGGCCATGATGGTGCGGTTGCGCAGGGCGGACAGGCTGGCGCGCGCGATGACTTCGGGGTTGAGGAAAGAGTGGGCCACGGTGCGGCGCTCCTCGACGTTTCACAGGATGAGCGGATGTCTCCGCGCACACCTGGCGTCGCGGTCGAAGTGCCGCACCGGGCAGCACACAGAAGGATATGGGCATACCGACCGGTCAGTCGGCTACGAATCCCATCTCCTTTTCGAAATCGGTGACGGAATAGGAGGAGTAGTCCTTGCCTCCGGTTCCGGTGACGCCGATTCCGGCGTCCTGAGGTGAGGCAACGGGCGCCTGCTCGGTGAGGTAGGGCTTCTGCTCGGCGATGGCGCGCAGCGCGTCCCGCACCGCGTCGCGGTTGATGGCGCCGTCCTTGTCGGTCTCGATGTCGTCCAGGTCCAGCAGGCGTACGGCGTCGCCAGCGTCGCGGAACTTCAGCTCGGCAGCGACAGCGCGGGCCTCGGCCTCGCCGAGCAGCCGGGTGTATCGGCTGGCGAGGGCCTGTTCGGTCTCGGCCTTCGCCGCAGCGACCGCCTTCTCCATCTCGGTGGCGCTGGCGGCCTCCAGTTCGGCGGCCTTGGCTGCGGCCGGTTCGAGCTCGCGCACCTGGCTGCGGTAGCGGGCGTTCTCCCGCCGTAGCTTCTCGACGTAGGCGCGGGTGAACTCCGGCGCTTCCGTGTCGGTGGTGTCCTGGCCCTCGTCGGTGGCCGTCGGGGCGCCCTCGGGGGCGACTTCGGACATGGGGTTCCCTTCTTCAGACTCGAACGGCTTCGGTCAGCCAGCCGTTTCGGGCCAGCTCTTCGCGGAGTAGGTGCGGCTGGTGGGCGTAGGTGGCGCGTATCCACCGCAGCGACCGACCGCGACCACGCTGGGCGGAGTTGATCTCGTGGGGCTCGATGCCGAGCCGGGCGGCGGTGGCGCGGTCGGCGCGGCTGATGCGCCGGGGCGGAGCATGACGGCCTTGCACGATCGGCGAGACCGAGGCCCCGCTCTCGATGGCCTCGGCGCCGGCGGTGCCGAAGACCTGGCGGCGTTCGGCCGGGGACATCGCGGCGGCCAAGGCGTCAGGGGTATGGGACGCGGCAACCCCGCCGACGATGCCCAGGCCGGGCACGTGGTAGGTGGGGACGTGAACGCATCCCTCACACCTCGGGTGTCGCTGGAAGGCGTCGGTGTAGCGGTAGAAGCGCCCGGCAAGCACGAGGCACCGGTCACAGGCCGGGAGCGTGACCAAGCGCTCGTAGCCGGTGATCCGGTCGTCCAAGACCATTCCGGTCGACAGCACTTCGCGGGCGGTGTCGCCGACCTCGGTGGAGACGGTGCGCTCCAGAATCGAGCGGGACCGCACCCATGCGGCGTCGGGGGCCATGCCGCCCCAGATCATCGATCGGGCGGCCATCTGCGCGTGGTCGAGGACGTCGAGGAGGTCCCGGCCGGTCTGGGACCTGCCGACGACCGCGGCCTCCACGTCGAGCACGGGCACCCCCGGGCCATCGGGGACGCCCAGTGCGTCAGCGTGCGCGGCGAGGTAGGCCAGCGCCAGGAGGGCGACGTCGCGCTGAGCGTCGGCCAGGGCTTCGGCGGCACGGACCCGCGCGTGGGACCACTGGGACTCAATGGACCCGAAGGGGTTGATCTGCTCCCACAGCTCCAGCATGAACGCCAACACCTGTGCGGCGGTGGTGATCTCCGCAGCGGCGAACCGCTGCGCCACCGTGACGGCCGGCTGCCCGCCATAGCCGACGCGGCGCCGGTCCTGGGCTCGCATCAGGCGACCTCGTCAAGCACGGCCACTTCGGTGTCGTCCTCGGGCAGCCGTGCGCCGAACAGCGCCCCGGACGTCTGCGCGGCCGTAGCGAGCTGTGCCGCGTCGGCCTGCATCCGCTTCCACCGGTCGATGGTCGCCGGACTCGCACCGTAGCGCTCCCAGAGCGCTTCCTGCGGAATGGCGATGGGCGGGCTGCCGAGCTTGGTCAGCGCGTCGACGATCTGGCCTTCGGTCCGGGTCGACGGGTCGGCCCACACCGCCTCGCACGGGGTCTGGACCGCGCCTCCGGCAGCGGCGACCAGGTCCAGCACGCGCGCCCACGCTTCACCGAGGACGACAAGCTTGTTCTGCACCTTGGAGACGAGCCCCGCTTCGGCGGCCTTGATGGCGTCACCGGAGAGGTTCACGAGCTGGCCGAGAAGGTAGTGCGGCGGCACTTGGCTGATCGCCGCGAGTTGGCGAACGAGACTGTCCAGCACGGTCACGTAGTTGGCGAGGTTCGATTCACTGAACTCGCCGAACCGGACGTCCGGCGCCTCGGCAACCCATAGCCGGTCCACGGCCGCGTTGAACGGCTCGACCGGATTCCCGTCGTCGTCTTCGGGGATCGCCATGCCCGTCGCCCACCGCTGCCGGTAGGCGCTGTAGATCATGGCGAGCTGCAAGTTGAGATTGACCCCGTTGATGCGGTGCTGGATCGGAAGCAGAGGCGCAATCTCGCTCGCGACGTCTCCCATCAGGTCGGGGTCGTTGGGGAACTCCACGAACGGCACACGGCCCAAGGGGTTGGGGACGCGCCCCTCCTCCTGCCACTGTCCAGCCCCGTTGTCGCGGGTGTAGCGGACGACCTCGCGGGTGTCGTAGAGGAACGCTCTCTCGATGGTCTGGCCCTCGGGCGTTTCGGCGGCGATCTTCTTCACCGCCCACACCGGTGAGAAGTCGAGTGCCTCGCGTTCGACGTAGACGCGCAGCGGCGACTCGCCCCGGATGATCGGTGTAGACGGATCGCTCGCGTTCGGCCACACGGAGACGAACGCCCGGCCGAGCTTCAGCGACTCGGTGTAGACCTGCGACTGGACGGCGACCATCCGGTTCGCTTCTAGGATGCGCCAGGCTTCCAGGTCGCCCGCCTGGTCGCCCTTCCCCCGGATGCCCTCCAGCTTCATCCGCTCCGCGATGGCGTCGACCACCATCCGCAGCCACGCCGACGTCGCGCTCTCCGCGAGCCGCTTGTACTCCGCTTTGGCGCGACGGGGCAGATAGGGCTCGTCCTGGTCCCCGCGGTAGTGCCGGTGCAGCATCTCCAGTTCGTCGCGGTCGGCGTCGAGACGTTCCAGCCCTCGGGACAGGCGACGGTCTTCGGGCACGACGAGTCACCGCCTTCCGGCGTTGGCGTGAGTGAGGGTTAGAAGCCGACGACACGGCCGGAGCGCGGCTTCCGGGCGCGGGTCCGCCAGGCGGCTACCGCCATCGCGGCGGTGAGCACCGCGTCGATGCGCTTGGACTTGCCGCCTCGGCGCGGCTTGACGGGCTTGATCAGCTCGGGGTCGTCGTGGCCGCGCTTGACCTCGACGGCATCGAAGCAGAAGCGCGCGACGGGGTTCGCATGGTGCAGAAGCGCCTTGGTCTTGAGGACGGCCATCAGCTCGTTCATGCCGGGGCTGAGCCCGGCGAAGGTCTGCGAGACCGGCACCAGCTCGACCGAGGGACCGATGCGAGCGGCGAGTTCCTGCACGGCCGGTTCTCCGCTCCAGGGGTCGTAGCCGACCTCGGCGAGCGTGACGGCGGCCGCGTCGTCGGCGATGTCGGCGTACACCTGCTGGTAGTCGATGACGTCGCCCTCGGTCACGGTGAGCCAGCCGTCCCGCATCCACGCCTCCGCTGCTCCGGCAGTCGTCTGCACCAGCGCGGGCAACGCCGCTTCGGGGAGCCAGTGGCGCCAGCTGATGTCGGCGGTGCCGTCGGGCCGGGGCACCAGCACCGCCCACGAGGTGAGGTCGAGTCGGGCGCTGAGGTCGAGTCCACCGAAGGCCAGCGGCCGGCCGTGCGGCACCCGCCAGTCCGGCGAAGGCCAGACCTCACCGGTGGAGCCGTCGTAGAGGTCCATCGGAATCCACCGGGTCACCTGGGAGACCCACTGGTTGAGTCGGTACTGTCTGAATGAGTTTTCCTGAGCGGCGTTTTCGCGCGCCTCGGCCGCTTCCTCCCGAAGCGTCTGAAGGCTGAGGAAGTCCCCCAACGCGGGGGCCGCCTCGACCCACCGCGACTCGTCCCAGGGGTCGGCGTCGGCGGGCAGCTCGGCGATGTAGGCGAACCGGTGCGGGGACCTTTTGGGGTTCTCGATGACCTTCTTGGCCTCGACGTACTCGCTGTACGCGAAGCTGTCGCGGTCATTGCCCGCCGTCGTGATCGCCAGCATCAATGGCTGTGTTCGCGTACCAGCGCCGGTCCGCATCGCGTCCCACAAGGAGCTGTCCGGCGCAGTCAGCAACTCGTCGTGGATGTACCCGTGGGGGTTATGACCCAGGTTGCCCGCTGCGTCCGAGGCGATGACCTCGTAGTAGGACCCGGTCTGCTCGTCCACGATGCGCTTTGCGTGAGCCTTGACGACCAGGCGCCGCGACAGCACGGGCGACAGCTGGACCATGCGGGCCGCGACGTCGAAGACTTTCCGAGCCTGATCACGATCGGACGCGGCGCCGTAGATCTCCGCGCCTTCCTCGCCGTCGGCCACGAGGAGATATAGCGCTATTCCTGCCGCCAGCTCCGATTTGCCGCATTTTCGCGCCATCGACACGTAGGCGATACGGTACCGACGGACATAGCACTCGGCCTGCTCATCCCACCGCACCTCGGAGAACAGGGGCCGCAAGATGCCCTGCTCCTGCCACTCCGCGAGCCGGAATGGAGTCCGAGCCCATCGGGCTTTGGTGTGCACGAGGAGCTCATGAAAAAAGGCAACAACATGATTTCCGCGTGGGGCACAGGCGTGCAACCCACGCTTACCGCAGCCGATTCCATCAAAAACGAAATCACATTTTGGGTCACACATCGCCGATCCATGACCCTCCGCATTCAAGGCGCAAGCAACATGGAACCTACAACCGTCACGATAATCGCGGCAGGAATGACGCTCTCTGGGGCCATCTTTGGCGCTCTAATGTCCCAGATTCCTCATTTTTTCCTACATAGAAGCGAGAAGATCAAACACATAGAACTCCAGCGCGAGAGGTGGGAGACATCCTCGCTCAAACTTTCAGAAGAGATTCTTTCCGCCGCCTACGAGATCGAGAACAAATCGATGGGCATTGCACTCGCCGTCAATAGGAGGAGTAACCCAAAAGCCATACCAGGCGCCGGAGGGCGGTCGGGCGCTGCTGAGGAAGTCCGGTCCAGCCGGAATGACGCGCAAGAGCTCATCCAGCAGATGGAGAAATACATCGGGCGATTGTCTCTCTATATCGAACCTGTTGATCTCGCTACCGCAGACCGCTTGCTCACTCATTGCCATCTACTTCTGGCAAGATCGCTTCATGGCACCTTTCGAGACACACCCGATATAATGTCTTTCGAGCGGCAGCACACGCTCTTCAGGGAGATAAGAGAAGATTTCCGTCTATGCGTAAGGCGCAGATTCGAGCGGTCAACTAGCCCTTGATTAGACTAGAATGCGCACAGCAGGATCGGTGAACTCGGTTTCTTGGGTAAAACCGACCCGAGCCGCAGGGGTCAACCCAAATTCCCTGGCGAACAACAACATTGTCCGCGAAGATTCCCTTTGAATGCGGACGGCTGGGTTGGTTCGGAGGTCGCCATCTCTGTCTTTAATTAGTGGCCCGGCGCGCTGGACGAGCGTCGACGCCTGGGAGTGAAGACGGACGGCTTCGACGTAGGCGTGGAGCTGATGCCGGTCGGGTCGGGCCGCCAGCCCCATGGCGTCGAGTTCGGCCACGATCTCGTGCCAGAGCGCTAGGGTCGCGTCGTCCAGACCTTCGGGCGGCTCCGGCAGGCCGGCGGCAGGCTGGGGCTCGGATTGATTGATCCGGTGGGGCCGTTCGCCGTGGAGCACGCGGAGGTTGGTGGGCTTAGGGGCAGGGCCTCGGCGACCCATCGACCTCACCCCCTACTTGGTTGCCGAGCGGGCGTTGCGTTCGTCGGCGAGCGCCAGTGCCTTGGCGTGCTCCTCGTCTGCGGAACCGCAGCGGGTCATGTTCTCCCGGTAGTAAGCCACGACGCTGATCCTCTCGGCCCCGCAGCACTCCAGCATCGCGTCGTTCTTCTCGCCGTGGCGGCAACGCATCGACGTGTTCGCGTGCCACTGGTGTGCGTCCATGAGGATGAGGTCGCCGTCGTGAAGGTCGGCCGCGACCTGCCATTCGGGGAAGACGAGGCGCCCACCGTCGTACTCCCCGCGGCGCAGGACTCCCAGACACGAGTAGCCTTCGGCGAGATCTCCGGCGTCCCGGTGCGTGCCCGTGGGGTAGGTGTTGTTCACAGTGATCGTGGAGTAGACGGTTCCGGGCACGATCCAGTCGGGCTGCGTCCGCTCTACGCGGGCGAGCTGCGCGGCGTAGCGGTCCGGGACGTGCTGCGCGAAGGCGCCACTCATCGTCTCCAGCAGAGGCGCGAGCTGCCGGAAATGGGGAAGGTGCTCGCCGGTCCATGCCGTCAAGCGGCAGTACCGCTGCGTCCCGGACTGTTCCATCGCGCCGACGATCGCCGAGGACACCGCCTTGGCGCGAGTCCAGGACTGGCCCTTGATCTTCATCCGCCTCGTGCCCGAGGCGGCACCCCGGTTGTTCGTCTTGATTCCCTTGAGGGAGTGGAGCACGGGGTAGATGTCGTCGTGTTCGGCGAGAACGCTCGCCAGCGCTCCGGGCAGGAACACGCACAGCGGCCGGCCGTCGGGCATCAGCACCCGGGTGGCGCCGGTGAGGAGCACCCCATAGGACTCGTCGGTGGGAAGGCGCCCTTCGTGCGCGGCGACGGTATCCGGGTGAGCGCGGCTGCGAAGCCGCAAGTCGATCACGGCACCTCATCCCATTCGATATGGGCGTCGTGGCCGTGAACGGCCAGCATGGATTCGATATCGGTCCAGACGGTGGTCGAGGGGGTGTCGCTGAGCCACCGCAGGGCCACGGTCCCGTCGCCCCAGCGAATGCCCTCGGCGATGGTGCCGATGTAGCGGAGGCCAGTGTGGTCGCGGTCGCGAACCAGCCAGAAACGACGATGCTTCGCCTGCATCAAATCTCCATATTTGATTCTATTAGGGCATGGATATGTCGGCTCCGCTTGTCGCGGTGATCAGCGCCCGCCGTCCGCTCGCTCCCGAGGCCATGAACGTCTTCCTCGCTGATGCGCCCGGTCCGGTGCGCTGGTACGTCGGAGACGGTGAGGCCGCCGACTACCGCGCGGCCGGCGCTGCCGACGTCGAGGAAGCGGGCGACCTCGTGCAGGCCCGGAACTCGGCCCTCCGGGACGCCTTCGCGGAGGGGCGGGCGTGCGTGCAGATCTCCGACGACCTTCGCCGTCTGCACCGTCACTCCGCGATCGGCGGCGGCCCTGCGGGGCTGGGCGAGGTCATCGACGCCATGAGCGCCGCCTGCGCCGACACCGGAGCGACCCTGGCAGGTCTGCCGCCGACGGACAACGAGTTCTACACGCCCGCCGACCCGAAGTATCGGCACGGGGTGTTCATCGTCGGGGACCTGATCCACGTGGCCCCGTCGCCGCAGCGCTTCGACCGACAGTTGAAGCTGAAGGAGGACTACGACTTCACTCTCCAGCACCGGAACGCGGCGGGAGCGGTGCGGGTGCAGACCTACCTCGCGAGCTTCGCCCATCGCGACAACCGCGGTGGAGCGGTGTCCTACCGGACGATGGAGGCGGAGGCCGAGGCGATCGGCTACCTCATGCACAAGTGGCCGGGCGAGTTCCGGCTCAATCACCGCCGGCCGGGAGAGATCCTTATGCGGCGGCCGACTGCTCCTCGGCGGCGAGCTGCGTGAGCGCGTTCTCGATCGCCTCGGGCTTCACGGCCAGCAGCGCGCCGAGTGCGATCTCCCCGCCGGTCATCTCGGTGCCGAGATCACGGCGCAGCTCGGCGAAGCGTTCCATCGCCTTCGTGTGGGCGTCCAGCGGCATGACGAGAACCAGCTCGCGAAGGCCGCTCGCGACCTTGTTGCGCGTGCCGAGATTGGAGATGCGCTCTTCCTCCTCAGCCGGGGTTTCGGCGTAGGAGGGCTTCGTTGTGGCCGGGGGCGCAGTGGTGACCTTGCCGTTGCGGGCGAGCAGGTCTTCGTACTCGTCCAGGCTGTAGCCGGTACCGGCGAGCGCGGTGGCGTCGGCGCCGAGGTCGTCCAGGAGGGCGAGCAGCGCGGCCTCGTCGTAGGACGCCATGTCCTGCGTCTTGTTGTCGGCCAGCAAGATCTTCCGGGCACGGTCGTCATCCACATCGAGCCAGATGACCGGCACCTTCTTCTCGCCCTGGGCCTTGGCCGCCTTCCAGCGGTGCTCGCCCGCGATGATCCTCTTACGCGACGTCTGCGCCAGCACCGCGCCGAAGAAGCCGTTCTCCTGGATCGACTCGGCGATGACCTCGACGTCGCCGAGTCGAGGGTTGTCCGGGTGCGGAACGAGGTCCTCGACGGCGACGAGTTCATACTTCTGATCAGCGAGCACGCTGTCTGTTCTCCTTCATGTGAGCCAGGCGCGGCACATCCCCTGGTGCCGGGAGGTGGTGACCGAGTAGTGCGCCGCGGGGATGACGACCGTGCCGTCCGTCCGCACCCACGCGATCGGGGTGGCGTAGGAGAGCACGGTGTAGACGACGCCGGGGTTCTGGGAGTCGGCGCGGTAGCGGGCGGCCTCGTCGGGAGGAAGGCGTCCCGTGCTGCCGAGTTCCCCGACGCCGGCGGTCAGCGATCCGTGAGTTCGGAAGGGTTCGCGTCGGGACAGGGCTCCGTCTGGACCGCCGGCCGCGCGCGTCGGAATGGTCGGCATGTCGGGCCTCCGACTTTTTCGTCAAAACCGTTGCGCGTATACGCGGCCCTGGCCGCCGGGCTACTTTTCAGCTCCGGAGGGGGAGGTGCCCCACCCGCCTTAGCTCGGGTCGTCCAGTTCCCACCGGCGACGGATCGGCAGCGTGAACGTCGGCCCGCTCACGGCCTTGGCGAGGAGCGCGTCATCTCCCGCCCGGGGCGGCCCCAGTTCGACACGCCCCATCCGGTCGGGCAACAGACCGTTGCGGTAGGTGCGGTGCGTGCAGCCCTTGCACGGGGCGAAGTCACGGCGGCCCGCATAGAGCCTTCGGCGTGCGGCGTTCATGGCCGGGGCCTGCCACAGCTCATCCACGGTGGAGTCGTGAACGTTGCCGAGCTTGAACGCGCCCCGCCAGTCGTTGCAGCAGATCGCCACGTTCCCGTCCCAGCGGATCGCCATCTCCCTGAACGGGTTGGCACAGCGCTGGTCGCTGAGCGACATGTCCGGTGGACCAGCCGCGCCCGCGTGGTTCGACAGGGTGCTGTGATTACCTTCGTCGGCCTGGCTGATGTCCGCGATCAGGATGAGCCGCTTCTCCCCACGGCGGGGGCGGCGGTGGGCGCTGGCCACCCCGCCCCCCTCGGGGTAGCGGTGAACATCCACCCCGGGTAGGCGGGTGCCGAGCACGGCCGCGCGCGCCTTGTGGGGTCGGTAGTCGTCCACCGCCACGGTGTCGGCTCCGGCGGCGAACAGCGCCCCCACCGAGTCAGGCCACGTCGGTAGGAGCGGGATGCCGTTGGTGGTGACCATGATCGGCTGACGCGGAAGGTGTGACCGCAGGACTCGGAGCAGGTTCGCGAGCTGCGGGTGCTTGGCCGGTTCGCCGTGCATCGCCAGCTCGACGCGCGGGTTCCAGTTCGCGGCGGCGATCTGGCGGGCGATGGTCGCGGCGGTGTCCAGGCTCATGAACTTGTAGGGGCCGCTGAGGTTGTCGCGGTCGCCGGTGGACTCGCGGATGCCCCGGATGCCGCAGAAGCTACAGCGCAGATTGCAGCCCTCAACGGGTTCGAGCTGGATGGAGTTCGGGGGTGGCTGAACGTAGTTGGCTGGCGTGGCGGAGATGGGCATCGGGCTCCTGATCGGTACGGTGCTCGGCCATGAATGCGTGCGCTCTGCGAGCTGTCCTGACTTCCAATTCGGGAGAGGGACGGCGCCGCTGCGGTGCGGACGGAATCGGCCGAGGTCGCCCTAGTTGCGGACCGCCGCCGGTGCTCGCCCATGAATGCGTGCGGCAGTGCAATCCGCAGCTTCGTCCTCGTGAATCCCGGGGACGTGGATGCGGCTCTGCGGAGTTCTCCTGGCTGGAGCAGCAGCGCAAGCCCGCTCCGGGCGAGGGGATGAGCGCGGGGCCGGTGGCGCCGTGATCGGGCTGTGCGACCGCGAGGCCGTGCGCTCGGGCGGCATCCTCCTGGCTGGAGCGTCGATGACGTGGCGTTCGGGGTGAAGGGGCCGACGCCGGCTGCCCGGACGCGACGGCCACGACAGGACCAGCGAGCGGACCCGAGCGTTTTCGCTGGCAGAAGGACTTTCTCAACCGTTTTCATAACGGACGAATAACGCTCTTATTGTCCCTGGTTCGGGGATTGACTACAGTTTGTGAACATATGTGACGGAGAGTTAATATGTGTACACAGCGACCGGGGAGAGGCCCCGGCGCCAGACCCCAAAGGAGATCGAAATGGCTCGCAAGACCCCCGCGAAGGCGGCTCCGGCCAAGGCCACCGAGGCCGCCCCGCAGGTTCCGGCCAAGGAGGAGGTCACCGCGAAGACCATCCAGATGGACATCCCGGGCCTGGGTAAGGTCGACGTCCCGGTCGAGTCGGTGGCCCAGGCCGCGCGGGAGCTGCCCACCGCCGCCGCCAAGCGCGCTGCACAGAAGGCGCTGCCGACCGAGGAGTGGAAGCTCCTCGCCGCCTACCGCCGCTACTCCGAGGCCGTCACCTGCCATGTGGACCTCCGCAACGAGCAGGCGCGCGAGGCCGGCATGCCGGAGCCGCTGGTGCTGGCTCCCGGTCTGAAGCTGGAGTGGGCGGCGCGCTGCGAGACCCACGACAAGACCCAGCTCCACCGCTCTAAGGGCGCGGCCACCTACGCGGCGGCCGACTCCATGCTCTGGTGCGAAGGGTGCAAGGAGAACGTCGCCGCCTACGCCAAGCGCCAGGAGGAGCTTCTCGCAGGGAACAAGCCGAACCAGGCTAAGGAGAAGTAGCTAGTCGGCGGGGGTGGCACGACCACCCCCGCCTCAATTCATCCCATGACCCGATATCCAGATCTTATGGTCGGCCACCCGAGTGGCCGACCATCGGCATCCCGAGGATGGGCGCCACGGATCGTCCGACGCGCCCATTTGCCATGAATGCGTGCGGCGGGAAGTCACGATCCCGACTTCCCCGTCACCGCTTGTGACGCTTGATTACCTAAAGCTAGTTTGTGTACACATCTCTCTCCGGGCGTCCGCCCGGGGAAGGTGAACTGGCCATCTCGTTGGCTGAATTCATCCCATCAACCGATTACCGGAGGAAATCGTGAGGGAAGTTGAACTCCTTCTCCAAGTGCTCCCCAGCGACTGGGGCGTGACCCCCACCGGCGACCTCGTGGCGCCGTGTGGCGCCACCATCGAACAGGACGGCACGTGCCCCTGTGTAGAGCGCCACGAGTCGCCGCTGCGCCTGCTGGGCCTGATCTGATGTCCCGACGTGTGCGCAGCCGGCTGCGCCTGACCGCCATCCCCTGGTTCGTCCGGACCTCGCCCCGCCCGGCCGAGGCCATGAATGCGTCCGGCCGCCGTCCCGACCCCTGGGCGGCATTCCGGTGGCACAGCAACAAAATCGACTGGAGCCTGCCCGGACTCGTCCCAGCACCGGCCGTTGAGGTCGACCCCTGCGGGTGCCCCTGCAACCGGGGACGACCTTGCGCCGGGTGCGGTCACGCCCGGTGCGGAACGGCTGGCCGCCGACGCAGCTACAGGAAGGCCGCGTGATGCACAGCCAGCTTCCCGTCATCGAGCGCAACGTCACCAGCGACGTGGTTCCGAGGACTCCGGGGGTCTTGAAGATCCTGGCGCGGCACCGGTGGAGCCTCGACAGCCGGGACTTGCGCTTCGCGGACTTCACGACCCTGGACGGCCGCTACTCCCAGGTCCACCGCCAGTTGCGCGGCACCGGGTTCTACGTGGTCGGTTCGCACGGCATTCCCGATGAGACCCGCTTCCACGCCTCCATCGAGGCGGCGGTCTCGAACGCCCTCAACCACCACTACCCGCCGAACGACGCTTCGGCTGCTGAACGCATCGGCGCCACTGGCCCCAACCCCCCGCAGGACCAGCAGCACCGATGACGACCGCCCAGGCCGAAAGCGACTTGAGAACCCGTGTCCGGCCTGGGCGCGCTCACCCACCTATCAAGGAAGGCAGCAGTACCTAATGTACGACGAGAACTCCACGCGCCCGCGCCTGGTCGAGACGCAGCGCGAACTGCGCGGGCACGACTTCCTGCCCAGCGACGCCGAACTGGCGGAGATCCCCGGCGTCTACGCGACCGAGGACACCCCCGGCCCCCTCAAGAAGATTCGCCTGCACTACTTCACCGCCGTCGCCGACTGGTGGCTGACCGAGGTGTGGCTGGAGGACGCCGGGGACGACGTCGATCCCCCTCTGTGGATGGCCTTCGGCTATGTGCGCTTCGCCAGCATCCCGGACGGCGCCGAGTGGGGGTACGTGTCCCTCAACGAATTGGAGCAGCTGAAGGTCACCCACAGGCCGACGGACGACCCCATCCTGACGGTGCTCACCGATGTGGGGCTTGTGGTCCCGAAGGTGATCATCGTGGAGCGGGACCTGAGCTGGGAACCGCGCCTGGCCCATGAGGTCATCCCCGGAATCCCCGCCCCGAACGCCACGGATGAGGAAGGGGCCATCGATGACTGAGCCCCAGCTGATCACTGTGTGCGTACTCTGCTCCGAAAGGGTCACCATGGTTGAGGTGACGTCTCGGCAAGGCGGAACCGAGTACCAGTGGATTCATGGAGCGGTCTCCGACCACGAGCCCTGGGTCGCCCCGGCTGACTCGGTGGTGACGCAGATCCGGGGCCGGTGCGACTTCTGCTCCGCCCTCGACCCCGAATGGATCGTCGAGACGCAGCGGCGCTTCGACATCGTCGACGTCATCGAGGACACCAGCGTCACGCGGCACGACGACGGAGCGTGGGCGGCGTGCCGACCGTGTCTGCGCTACGTGGAGAAGCGCGACGCTGACCGGCTGCTCCACCGTGCGATGATCATGGCGCGGAATAGCATCCCGGACTCAGCGCCCGAGATGGAGGAGAAGGTCAAGGAGCAAATTCGCGGACTTCACCAGGCGTTCTTCCTCGCTGGCCCCGGCGCCCCACGGCGAATCTCATGA